AATACCAAGTTCAATGCTATCTAAATTAAGACCCGCTTGAGTTTCCTGAAGACTGGATTCAACTTGTAGCTTTAATAAATCAACGGCAGCTTTATTTCTAGAACCAGATAGACTTGCATCAAGAGCAACTAAATTACGAAAAGATTGAGCAGCAGTTGATTGTAAGGTTTTTTTACGTGATACACCTGCTTGACCTAAGGCAGCTTTACCACTTTTCTGTAAACCTTCAACAAACTTAGCTTCTTTTTCAAAGGTATTTTGCTTAGTTAATTCATTTAAGTTTTGTTGAATTGCGCTACTACTTACCCTACGATTACTTTGAATGCCATATAAACGTGCACCTTGCTCTAACTTTTTAATACCTCCTCTTTTTATTTCACCCATCAAATCAGCGTGCATTGCTTCACGTTGAAATGCTTGGCTTAATTCAAGGTCTTGTATAGCAGCTGCACCATCGTTAATTGCTAATTTTGAGGCTTCCGCATTATAACCTAGCTGTTTTCCATAAATATCATAGCTTTTTTCGTATGCGGCTAAAGATTTAGCATAGTTATAATCTTGAATTTTTTTACCATATTCCCAATTAGTAACAGCAGTTTCATATGCATAGTCACGTTCATTTGCGTAATTTTCTCTATTCGCATTATAGATGTCATATTCGTAATCAAAGACTCTACTAGCTTCTTTATCCCATTCCTTTTGTTGCGCTGTTTCCTCAGCCCGTGCCCTTTTATTTGGGTCGTCACCGGAAACCCATCTTCCGACTGTTGTAAATATATCACCTAAGCCCATGATTATCTTCTCCTATAGAATCGTGGTGAATAAATACCTTCCCATGTCATCGATACTAACGATACAGGGTATGGAAAACTGCTTGTCACTTTAAGTTCAAAATTAGTATTACGTTGATGGATTGGTATAGTGAATTGATGTTCAGTTGTTACAGGACTACTGTCTGCTAGATATGTACCAGCATCAGTTACATACTCTACATTTCTCCATTCATCAGAACCGCCAGCTTTTATTTTAAATAAAACTGGACCTGTCCTACCAACAGAAAATGTAACTCTTGATATAGTTAATGTAGCTGTATAATCTGATGTTGTAGCGTCACGTTTATAATAAAACTTAGGCATAGTTGCTTCAAAATTATAACCATAACCTACGACAATACCATCTGCATAACTTGTATAATCACCTTGAACTTCAAAGTAACGGTAACCTGTACCTATTTCAGTACGTTCAGTAGCAGCTAAATAAAAACCAGAATCAGCATCGACAACTGAAGATGTACCTACATCTGCTTCAGGTACGCTAAGAAGCATGATAGCTTCCTTTTGCTGGAATGGAGTATAGGGTGTATAGATTTTAGTAACCTCATTGGTTGAATCATATACCACTGCATTGACACCTACAGCAGGCTGTACTGGCCTTGTAGCCATGTCTAGGCATGTATTACCAGTAATAGATGTTGTACCTACTACAGAGCTTCCTGAGGGAATCTCATCAAGGATGATATTACCTATTGTGTATTCATCTTCATGCTGAGATACAATAACTACAGAGTCATTGATAATATCTGCAGTTTGAATAGTACCTGGTAATTGCCATTTAGTCCATGCTTGGAATAAATCTTTTTCACCATTATTATAATACCTATAAAGATATAGGTAAGATGTAGATCTATCAATTAACATAATCACAGAGTTCTGTGGGCTAACAGTTAGACCATCTACAGTAGCAGGTATCCATTCAAGGACAATCTTACTGATGTCAACAACAAGGGGGCTTTGTTCTACATCACGTAGTTGCATAGTAAATAGCTTACTATAACCTGGTACTCTATTAATAAAAGCTGATGTAATACCAACATCTACAGGTGCTATATCAGTTGCCATTTCATAGTTAGACAATGATCTAATAACAGCAGTAGTAGGTGTTAAAATACTAGCATCAGTTGAGTACACTTGAAACTGTTGTCGTGCACTGAATAACAAGAGACCTTGTGGAGATGGTAAGACATCAGACAAAGTAACTGGTCTCACACTAGATACATTTAAATCAATAGGATCTGAATCAACTTGTGTTAAAGCAGATTTAACAAAGAAATTAAAAGTATCGTTTGATACACCAAAGATTACATTGTCTTGTGATAGCAAACCAAATCTATTGCTATAGAAGAAAGATGCTTGGACAGGAAATCCAATAAAAGATGGTACAGGACTTGTTACATCATCACCTGCTTCACGTGCTTTCCATGCAATAGGGTTAAATGCAAATGTTAATGCACCCGTATTTTCAAGTTGATACGGCATTGTAGCAGCATCAACTCCTGGTGATGCATCACGTGCAACAGTTTCTTTCCAGTAACCTCTACCTCTCAAACCATTGTAAGCAACATACTTAAGATGATAATCATCATCAGCAGAGTCAGTATTATTTACTCTTACGTAATGGTTATGAAATGATTCGACAGGTAACTCTACAACATCATTTACAGCATCTTCAAATACTTCAAGAGCTGTGTTACCTAGACCACCTTTTGCTTCAATGGCGAATGCTACATCTGTTCCTGTGGTTGCACTGTAATCAGTGACAACAGAATTTGCACCAGTAGTACGTTTAATAACAAGACTATTTGCATAGCCTTCAAGATACCATACACCATCAAAGTCTGTATTAGATGCAGCATGTTGTGCTTCAATCAAAGCTTTAACAGCATCAACTAAATGATGGTTAGTATTAACACTACCACTATCATACAACAACATATCATCAAACGTTGTACTGTTTAGAGCAGTAACTGTTGTGGCAATGTTTTGTATTTTTACTTCATACGAATATGCTTCTACTAATGATAATAGTTTAAGTGTAGCTACTGCACCAGACACAAAAGTACCTGCAGCTTGCATAGCAGTTGTAACAGTTTTATTTGTAATTACTGTGACATCTTGTACACTACGAAAATGATAATCATTTTGCTTAGTACCTGTTAGATATGATGCACCGTTATTAGTAACTGTACACCACGTACCATCAGCCGCAGTCCATACATAAATGTTTGCACCTTTAATAGCACCAATGTAAGATCCAGCAGCATCGCGTTCAATAAAAAACCATGCAGCACCGTCTAATTCAGCCTTAGTAAATGCAGTACCATCAGCTTTCTTTAATACATTAGTATGTTTCATCCCTGGTCTTTTTAATAGACCATACGTAGGATCTGGGTAACCGTTAATGCATTCAGTTACTTGTCCTAATAATTTTTTGTCATCATTTTGTCGTGAGACACCACCAAGAAAATTTGGTATTAGCTGCGTTACTGCTGGCATTAGCGTTGTAAAGTATGGAACGGTTGATAGCTTTGATAAAAATTACCACCTTTAGGACTACCAAAGAATGTATAATCACCTTGATTACATTCGTATTCTAAAGCTGTAGATTTAGCAAAGGCTTCTTTTTGTGTCAGAATTTGATATTGATTAGGATCACCAATGATTCTACTAGATACAATTGCTGCAGATCTTGCAATAATAAAAGCTTGTATAACAGTAGGAATACTAGGCCAATCAAAATACCAAATAACATCTACGTATAAGGTAGCATCAGTCCAGACAAATGAATGAGTAATCTTATCGTAAAGTTTGCCTTCACGATTAACACTATCTCTATTCATATTCTGTGTGTAAGATTTATTCAAATCCATATGAAGCATATTATTAGGAATAATTACTTCGTTATTTGAATCTGGTGTAATAGGATAATCGTATTCTTTATTAAAACTCCATCCTTCTGATTGTACTTCACGAGACACTTCTCTTAGGGTGTTGAGTGCAATCGCAACGTCCGGGTTGGTTTGTGATTCAACTCTACTTGTAGCAATAGACTGTGTTAAAATCTGACTAGATACAGTCTGGGAAATATTAACAGTATAATTATATGTAACAGGGTCTGTAGCTGGAGATACTTCTACACCTGCAACGGCAATAGATGTACCAACAGTTACACCAGGTCCACCAATATAGGTGCCAACTGGAATGTTAGCTACTGTAGTAGTTAGAGTGGTGCCGGAAATAGAACCAGTAAAATTTGAAATATCGTTTAATACGAAAGTTTCATCAGTCGTTAATGTAGTAACAGGAGCCTGACCAACTGACGCCAGGATCTGATTAACAGCTTGTAGCTCAGTATTGGAGCCAGTAGTAGGGAAGGCCATAATTTGATAATGAGTATTATTCTCAATAAAGAATTAAAAAAAAGGAGCCTCCGAAGAGACTCCCGTTGGATATAATAATATCAGAATGTAGTAGGTGCAGAAGCGCCAACATACAATTCAACACTAGCAGCAGGGTTGAGGTAATCACAACCGCAAGCCAAACGACCAAGCATAACATCACCTTGGTAAACCACGGAGACATCACCACTGGTTACTTGAACCTGAGGACCAATTGCTTCAACCATACCGGCAGCTTCTTTCTGGAAGATAAGACCACAGGACTTAGAACCGAATTCAGCTCCAGTACCATAATCATTATTGATACCAGTTTGAGCATCAGAAGCATCTTCAAGGGCTTCACCCACGAAGTCACCAGTGTTACCAGGTGCGGTTACACCAGTTGTACCGCCGTAAGCAGTACCATACTTACCAAGGAACGGAATGTTCATTGACTTGTAGATCTTGATACCAGCAATTTCGATGATGCCGTTACCAGACTGCAAAGCAGTACCTTGTGCATCACGATTAACCA